ACGGTTGGAAACAAATAGGAAATATATTTCATTTTTTTGAAGTTGATTCAGAAAATCCGAGAGTAGAGATTATAATAAAGGGGGTAAAGTGAATGGATATTTTTGATGATTTGGATTTTTTAGGGTTTGTAAAACAAAAGTTGGAAGAAGAAATTGATTTTCAAGAAAAATTGATTGAGAATCAGAGAAATAACTTTTTTGATAAGCAGTTGGATTTTGAACTTCATAAAGAGTTGTATAGGTTGTACATTTGGAAAGATAGGATTCAAGAGTATATTCAAAACAAGATATCGGTTTTAGGAAATAGGAGCAAGAATATTTTGGAAAATAAGGAAGAAATTTTGTTGAAAAACAGAAAATTGTTAGAAAGTAATAGAAAGCTTGTAGAACAAATAGAGGAATTGAAGCAGGAAACGAAACTGTTGAATGAAGAAATAAATGAATTAGTTAAAAAAAAGTAAGATAATTTCCCTTCTATTTTTGAAAAAGCTCCCTCGTTGGCAAGCACTCTGCTTGTTACTTCGATCGAGGATCGAAATTGAGGGAGCTAAAAATAGAAGGTAATATAATTATATCATAATTTTTTTTGAATATCAAGGAAAGTTGTAAAATGTAAAAAGATGTGATATAATTGTAGAAAGTATATATAATTGTATAATACAACGGCGCTAAGACTTGATAAACCTTGCTTTAGAGAAAGGTATAGCGTTTTTTTATATGACACTAAGGGGAAAAGAACAGAAAAATACAAGCTTAAAAAGAAGCTTTTTGAGTATAGATATAAAGATTTAACAATTGAGGAGGTGTAAAAGCCTCCTTTTTTTGTTTGACGGACTTGACTATAAAAAAAAGAAAGTGTGATATAATTGTTAAAGAGGTGATAAAAATGCAATTTATTGAAAAACTGGAAATTGATAAAGTTAAGTTGTGGGATAAAAATCCACGAATTAATGATGAGGCTTCTGAAAAACTTGCTAAAGTTTTAGAAAAGCATGGTTTTATAGACCCTATAATTATTGATAGTAATTATATTGTTAGAGCTGGAAATACACGTGTTAAAGCCGCAAAATTAGCAGGCTTAAAATATATTCCCGCTGTTATGGTAGATTTTGAGAATGAAGAAGCAGCTGAAGCTTATTCAATCGCTGATAATAAAGCAAATGAATGGGCTCAATGGGAATATACCAGTTTAAAAGAAATAATTGACTCATTTGAGGATTTTGATTTTGAAGATATCGGGTTTTCAAAAGAGGAATATAATGATTTATTTGATATAGATATTTTTGATGAGGAACTACGTGAAGAATTAAGGGAAGGGCTTGCGGCGGATAATGAAGAGTTTCAGGAAAATGTTGAGACGATAAGCAAATTAAATGATATATGGTTATTGGGGCGTCACCGTTTGATGTGTGGTGATAGTACCAAAAAAGAAGATATTGACCGTTTGATTGATGGAGCAAAAATAGATGGTATTTATACTGACCCCCCATATGGAATTAATGTTCCTATGGATAACTCGAAACGGCACGGAATAGCTGGAGGCAGGAAATATATTGAATTTAAGGACGACACAAACCTATATGCCGCAAAGGCCATTGAAAATGTTAAAGATATGTTGGTAAAAAAACAAGTATGGTGGGGGGCAAATAATTATTGCCATTACCTCCCCGAATCAAATAATTGGTTGATATGGGATAAAAAGTTGGAAAATGATAAATCAGATAGTAATTCCGACGGTGAAATGGCTTGGGTTTTGGATGGGCATCAATCAATTCGAATATTTAGGCATCAATGGCGAGGTATAATTAAGGCTTCTGAAAGCAATCAAAAACGTGTGCATCCGACTCAGAAGCCTATTGCTTTAGCTTTGCATTGTTTTGATAGATATGATTTTGGAAAAAATGTTTTGGATTTATTTGGTGGTAGTGGAAGCACATTATTGGCAGCAGAACAGTCAGGCAGGACTTGCTTTATGATGGAAATTGTACCATATTATGTTGATGTAATAATAAAAAGATATATTGATTATAAGAAGTCTGCCGAAGATGTTTTTGTAATACGTGAGGGGGAAAAATTTTCATATTCTGAAATTGCACAATAATAGAGGGTGATATGATGAGACATAAAAATACAAAGTTGACTGAAGAAAAAATCCAGCTCGCTTCAAAGCTTATTGGAGCTGGAAATACCGTTAAAACAATTTATGGTGCTTTAGGTGTTTCAAAGCAAACATGGTATAACTGGCTTGATAAAGGTTCAAAAGCTAAAAGTGGGCTTTATAGAAAATTATATGAAGAAGTTGAGAAAGCAGAAAGCAGGGCCGAATCAAGATATGTGACAATAATAGCTCAAGCGGCAGAAGAGAATTGGCAAGCGGCGGCGTGGATGTTAGAAAGAAAATATCCAGAGCGTTGGGGTAAAAAAGATAGATTTGCTTTTGAGGGTGATGAGGGCATGAAAATTGTCATAGAAAAGGTAGAAGGTAATGCCGACAATAAAGATTAAAGTCAATAAAAAAATATACGACTTTCTTGAAGATTCTAACGCAAAGATAAATGTGGTGTATGGCGGAGCCGGTAGTGGAAAATCATACACCGTTACACAATTTCTAATATTAGAACGGTTACTAAAATATAAAAATAAGCATTTATTAATAACGAGGAAAACTAACCCGGCATTAAAACAAACAGCTTATAGACTAATGTTAGAATGGTTGAACAAATTTCAAATTGAATATGAAGAAAGAAAATCAGAACAAATTATTAAACTACCAAACGGTAGTGAAATACTCTTCCGGGGTATGGATGATCCTGAGAAAATAAAGTCAAGTGAATTCAATTATATTTGGATGGAGGAAGCAACAGAGTTTTCATTTAATGATTTTTTACAGCTACGATTAAGATTAAGGCGGGCAAACGCAGGGCAACGCAACCAAATGTTTCTCACATTCAATCCAGTTTCTTCTTGGGCAACCGATTATTTTGTACGGCAGGAACAAGAGGATACAGCAATTTTAAAAACAACATACAAAGACAATATGATGTTTTTGGACCAGGACTATATTAAAACGCTCGAAAATTTATTGGACCAAGATTATGGATTTTATCAAATATACACACTTGGTGAAATAGCAACACTTGAAAATCAAATTTATAATAATTATTCTATTGTAAAACAGTTACCAAAAGAATTTGATGAGATTATATACGGACTTGACTTCGGGTTCAATAACCCAACGTCTTGTTTGAAAATTGGGTTAAAGGACGATAATCCATATATAATAAAAGAACTATACAAAACCCATTTGACGAACACTGACTTGATAAACGAACTTGAAAACTTTGTGGATAATAAAAACGACGAAATATATGCGGATTCAGCTGAGCCAGCGAGAATTGAAGAAATTTCAAAGGCAGGATTCAATATATACCCAGCCAAAAAAGAGGTAAATAACGGAATAGATTTTTTAAAGTCGAAGAAAATATACATATTTGAAGAATGTGTTAATACGATAAAAGAAATAAAGAACTACGTTTGGAAAACGGACAAGAATGGTAATATACTTGATGAACCGGTGAAATTTCAAGATCATGCAATGGATGGAATGAGATACGCAGTATACACACACACGAAGCGACCAATTATACGTATTTTTTAGGAGGGATAAATATAATGTTTGAGCGTTTAAAGCAATTTTTCACAAAGCAGCCAACAAGCTCAGGGGATTTTGGGAATACGCTTTTTAGTATACCAACGCAAAGGACGGCTACGCCAAAAAATTCAAAGAATGTTTTAGCAAGCTATAAAAACGTTCCGTGGGTCCGAGCAATAGTGTCAAAAATAGCTGATGCAATTGTTCAGGTCCCATTTACTTTTTATGAAGAAAACAACAAAAGTAAAAACTATAAAATACTGATAAAAGCTGGGAAACAATATAGAGATAAAGCTTTGAATGAATTCATAAAACAAGAAGATTTAAAGACTAATGATACTATTACAGATTTCATAGAAAACGGGACTATTTCAAAGAATGCAAAAATACTTACCGGGAAAGAAATTATAAAACTGACTTCAATTTATTTGGAACTTTTAGGCGAAGCTTTCTGGATGATAGAGAGAGGAGAAAACTCGAAACTTCCGATTACGTACTGGATTCTAAACCCCACTTGGATTCAAAACTTACCCACCGTTGATGACCCCACATACAAAGTGCTTATGCCAGATGGGCAGTTAATTCATGTGCCAATAACTGAAATAATTCACTTCAAAAACCCAGATGTTTCTAACCCATACGGCCGTGGCCATGGATTGGTAAATGCTCTCTACGATGAAGTTAGTACAGATGAGAATGCGGCGAAGTACATAAACAACTTTTTCTATAACTCAGCGAGGCCAGACGTAGTCATTAGTGCTGAAGGATTAAAAAGTGACGATGTTAAAAGGCTTGAAGCTGAGTGGCTTAGCAAGACACGTGGGTTCTGGAAAGCATATACGCCGTATTTTATGTCAGGTGAAGTAAAAATCTCTCAACTCTCACAAAATTTCAAAGATATGGAACTGGTAGAATTGAGACGCTATGAAAGAGATTTCATTCTTGAGGTATTTGGAGTACCACCGGAAATTATGGGAATAGTTGAGAATTCAAATCGTGCGACCATTCAAGCTGCAAATGATATATTTCAAAGATGGGTCCTGCTACCAAGACTTGAAGTTATACGCAGCGCTTTGCAGTCTCAGCTTGTACCACTTTTCAATATAAACGGTTATATTGATTATGAGAACCCAGTAGGCGAAGATGAAGACTATATTTTGGAAGTTGGGAAAACTTCACCGTGGAGTAGAACATTAAACGAATGGAGAGAACTTCAGGGCTTAGAACCAATTGAAAATGGAGACTATTTCTTAATGCCAATGAATTTGCTCCCACAAAGCAAAGCAATTCAAAATGAAGAAGTTAAGCAAGAAAAGCAAATACAGAAGCAAGATGAAGAAGGCCCAACAATTTCAAATGTAGAATTACAACGAATATTAGAAGCGGTTGAAGTTGGTATATTAGTGTCGACAATAATTCCATTCCTTGATGAGACTATAAGAATTTCTGGAAAGAATCGTTTAGAAGAATTGAATATGGGGGATATAGATTTTGACCCAAGACGTGATTTGATTTATCAGTTTCTTGAAGAGAAAGGGGCAACGATGATAAAAAATATAAACGATACTACGGTAAAACAACTAAGGTTCGAACTCCAAGAAGGTATATTAGCCGGTGAAAGTATTCCAAAACTCAGAGATAGGGTTTCAAAAGTTTTCAATGAAGCAAAAGGTTACAGAGCTACAAGAATAGCAAGAACAGAAACGATACGAGCGTCAAATTTTGGAGCGATTGAAGCATACAATCAAGCAGGTGTAAAAATGAAAGCTTGGCTTGCTACGATGGATGACAGAGTTCGTGATATTCATGCTGATGCAGATGGGCAAATGGTTGGTATAGACGAACCGTTCAATATTGGTGGTGAAAGTTTGATGTACCCAGGCGATTATAGTGGTTCACCAGAAAATACAATAAATTGCAGATGTACAATTGAACCGATTGTACAAAATAGAAGTATGTATGATACAATTGAAAAAAGAGTGCAAAGATGGAAATCATTCGATACAGAGATAAGTAAAAGAGAAAAAGAAATGGTAGTACTACTGAAAAAAACTTTTCAAAAACAGCAAGACGCTGTAAATGAAGAATTGAGGAGGGCTTGAAATGGCAAAAACAAAAGAAAAAATAGAAAAAATATTCAAGCAAGTTACGGCTAAAATAGAGAACGAGGAAGGCAGAATGTTAGATTTTACAATAACAACAGATTCACCAGACAGAGATAATGATGTTATAGAACTTGATGGATGGCAATTTGATAACTACTTGAAGAACCCAGTTGTGCTTTGGGCTCATAGATATGATGAACCAGCAGTTGGAAAAACATTAGAATTGAAAAAAGAAGGGAACGGTATAAAAGCAAAAGTTGAATTCGCTACCGCTGAAGAAAATCCATTTGCAGAGCAGTTGTATAGATTGTACAAAAACGGTTTTATGAGTGCTGTTTCAGTTGGATTTATACCGTTAGAGTATGATAACAGCGAAGGTGGATATCATTTCAAAAAACAAGAATTGCTTGAATTTTCACTTGTTCCAGTACCAGCAAACCCAGAAGCTTTGGTGAACTTGGCTTTCAAAGGTTTAGAAGCTGAAGGAATAGATAAAACAGTAATTTCTTATGGTAGGGCTCACCCAAATGGAACGCCTTTAGCTGCTGAAGATACAGAATGGAACGGTAGTGCTGAAGTAAGAAACGCCGAGGTGGATGATCTCAAAGTTATGTGTACTTGGTATGATTCTGAAAACCCTGATGTAAAAGCAAGCTATAAATTGCCACATCACAAATCTAATTCAAGTCATACTTGCGTATGGCGTGGAGTTGCTGCGGCAATGGCAGCTCTTATGGGTGCTCGTGGTGGAGTAGATATTCCTGAAGATGATAGAAGGGGTGTTTACAACCACTTAGCCAAGCATTATAAAGAATTTGATAAAGAACCACCAGAATTTCAAAACTATAATGTAGACGATCCAAAAAAATTAATAGAATTAATTGAAAAGTGTTATAATATTGTAGATGAACAAAACCCTAAACCTGTATATGGTAAAGACAACGATGTAGGAGAAAAGAAAGATGAAGAGTTAGAGCAACTTAAAAAATTGATTAAAGAAGAGGTGGAAAAAATATGGAAATAACAAAGGAAGAGCTTCAAAAAATGATTCAAGAAACCATAAATGAAAAAGAAAAAGAGAATTTGAAAAAAGAAGGTTCAAAAATGGAAAAGAATATCATAACATCAGGAGAAGTTAGAAAACCAACAAAAGCGGAGGCAAAACTGGCTCACTACATACTTTCAGTCGCAGCTGGTAAAGGAAACAGAGATTTGAGCATAAAGTGGGCTGAGAAACGTGGGTATGATGAAGTTGTAAAAGCGTTGAACACAGGTGTGCCCGAAGAGGGTGGTTTTCTTGTACCAGAAGAGTGGGCAACCGACATTATAGAACTTTTGAAACCAATCAGCGTAATGAGAAGAATGGGTGCGAGATCATACCCAATGGGTGCGGCTACAACGCATATACCATCTATAACCGGTGGTGCAATGGCTGAATATATAGGAGAAGGGCAAGATATTACCGCGTCACAAGGTAGTTTTGGACAAAAAGTGTTGACCTGGAAAAAGTTAGCAGCACTTGTACCAATTAGCAATGATCTAATCAGATTTAGCCCTTACAACGTAGAAACTATCGTATCTAATGATATGATTTCTTCAATAGCATTGAGAGAAGATAGGGCTTTTCTAAGGGACGACGGTACTGGTGAAACCATAAAAGGTGTGCGTTATCTTGCACCAACTACCGCAACGACTGGGGATCCGGAGCAAGATCTTGCTACTCTTGAGTATATGTTGAAAAACGCACATATGCCAATGCAAACAGCGGGTTACATAATTTCCCCAAGAACGGAGAAATATCTTAAATACATGAAAGATGCGTATGACAGATATGTATTTAAAGAAGAAATGAGAAACGGTCGTTTGAATGGTTATCCGTATGCGGTATCGTATGATATTCCTGAGAACTTAGGCGTTGGCGAAAATGAAACCGAGATATATATGATTGTTTTTTCAGAAGCTATCATAGGTGAAAGTTACAATTTGAATCTTGAAACTTCTTCTGAAGCGTCTTACTGGGATGGTACAAAGTACATATCAGCATT